TGCCCCGACTGTTGCGTATGTTCTACGCAGCAATCAGGAATGGATTATTCCGGAGCGATCCGACCTCGCAAATCGAAAGGATCTGCGGGCGATCGTCTACAACACCCTGAACAACGCGGACATCAAAAAAGTCCTCGAAGAACAGGAAGCTTTCTGGTAACAGTCACTGGGCATTCGTGCCTATTTTCCTTTTCAGGAGCAAGACATGAACGTTCAGATGATCGTTGTCCAGGCCGGAATTGAGCTAGCGAGGGAAGTAATCTCCTCGCCGGTTACGAAGCGCCTTATTGCTAAGGCTCTTTGCAAAATCACTTCCGGTAGCTTATGTCCTCTCTTTTTCGACTTCGAGAAAGGCTCGTGGAAGGAGAATGTTGGAGAATATCCGACACTCCATATCCACGCTGCTGATCCCGATGGCGATGAGACGACATTGACATGCAGTGTCGAGTTTGCTCGCATCATAGCGAATGGCTTCGCACGCCTAGTTGAATCTCTCGATTACTCGAAAGAAGTTCAATTGGGCCTGTTTAGCGCTTCTCCGGAAGATCTAGGGGAAACCCTTGGTCTGATGGAGAATAGCCTTGATGCACCTTTGAGCAGCTTGGAAGCTTTTGAAGAGTTCGCTAACTACGAGCTCTTCGGAGCTAATCAAGAAGCTTAAAGGAGACACTCATGGTTGTAGATCCGAAAGCCCGTTCCTTTGTAGGACAGGTCTTCTTTGCTTTTGCTAAAGGAGCGGATACGCCAGTTTCACTTGCATGTTGGTTGATGTACAAGTATGGCGAGCATGAACAGCTTGCCAGAAAGGAGATCAACCCCCTGCAGTACAACTCGCTGCATGACTTCCGTAGAGATTATTCCGTGGTTAAGTACTTGTCTAAATACAAGGGCTTAGCCACGGGGATCGATACAGAAGCTGCTGCACGGCTTTCTTGGCAGAAAGCCGAGGAGGTGTGTAGAGTTACGAACCGCCGACTCAAAGAAGGTAGGCTTCGTGGATTTTCTCCACGCGTCGAGGCAGTAATGTTTACTGCTAAACGTAAAATAGCTTCTCTTCTCGGGCCGTGTTCGTTCTCTAAGGCACTTTCTGGTTGTAGATGGGGCCCTGGTGCTACCTTTACCCTAAAAGGTGAAAATAGCACCTTGGCTGACAAGATTCGGGAATTCCCGATCAGCGTCACACCAAGGGCGTTACCTCTACTTAAAGCAGTTATAGAGTCCGATCCACATTGGGCTGAAGCTATGCTCCAGGCTGATGTTGACGGTCCCTTTTCGCTGCTTCCCTGCTGTTTCACAACAGTAGCGGGTTGTAGAGCCACCCTTGTCGACAAGAACGCTAAAACCAAAAGGAGTATAGCGATCGAACCTACTGGAAATATTTTTATCCAGCTAGGCGTAGGTCGTTACATTCGCAATAGGTTGAAGCGGCGCGGTGTCGACCTCGACGACCAAACGTTGAATCAGCGTTTGGCACGTGAGGGCAGCATTACCGGTTCACTGGCAACAGTGGATCTTAGTGCTGCTAGCGATACCGTTAGTACGGAGCTCGTTTACGAGCTCTTGCCGATCGAGTGGGCTATGTTATTAGACTCACTCCGTAGTCCGCAGGTCCAATGGGAGAAGGGAAACTGGCTCACGTTGAACAAGTTCTCCAGTATGGGGAACGGGTTCACATTTGAGTTAGAATCTCTTATCTTCTGGGCCCTTGCCTCAGGTGTTCATGAGGTTATGCGGAGCTCGGCAACTGTAGGGGTGTACGGGGACGACATTATCATTGAATCCCGGTGCTATCCGCTGCTTACTGAAGTCCTTGACGTGTGCGGGTTTTCCATTAACACGGAAAAATCGTATGCGTCGAGTTACTTCAGAGAAAGCTGCGGGAAGCACTATTGGGAAGGTGAAGATGTCACACCCGCATATCAGAAAGAGCTGGTGGAATCGTTACCAGAGGCGTATCGGTTTGCTAACCGCATCATTCGTCTTGCTTTCAGGCATGACGGGATGTGTGGCGCTTACCTCGCCGACTGGTTACGAGCTGCGTGGCTTAGCAGCCTTGACAGCGTCTTACGTTACACACGTAAGTCCAACACCAGCGGGTCGTTGCAGGGCAGACCTTACCGCGTCATTGATGAAATGGCACGGAAAGGGGTTCACGCTATCCCGTTTGGAGATAGTAGTGATGATGGGCTCTTGCTCCCGTTTAGGTTGCTAGAACCCTTCTACCTTGCTACATCCCAGGACGGCGGTACGACGAGAGTCAAACTGCGTGTCCTGTCCTTCCGCCCGAGAACGAAGACGTTCTTCGAGCGTTCCCTACTAGCGTACTTATTGCGCTTTGGCTGCGATGAGCCTTTTAATGGGCGCATCGCCGTCAGGCGTCGAGGAAGATGGATAGAACGGAGGCGTTGGTTCGCCCCTGCTCTATTTATCCCTCGGTCGACGCTAGACGTTGAGTGGAAGCACTACGAATAACATCGTAGCTCCGGGGCCGTGAGGCCCCACAGGGGCCGAAAAGCCCCTTGTTTCCACTTTTGTGGTGGGAGTTTAGCTCCTATAAATGGG